GGGTTGGGCGTGCTGGAATATTTGGCAGATGATATTTTTGGTTTCAATCTCCCTTCATCCCCTCAACTTGGCAGCGTCGTCTGGGGCAGCATAATCAATAACCGCGACCAGGACTGTAATGCCTACTCCGGTTTTACCTGGAATGACTGGACGCAGGATGGAGTGGCTTATACCGAATCCGGCGGCGGAACGGTCACGCCGACGGCAGGCAGTGCCAATTCCTGGGCACACGGGGAAGTCAATGGCACCACTGCACCGGGCAAGCTAAGGCTCACCGCGAAGGCCAGTAGCGGGAAAAATATCGCTGCCAAAGGCGGGGCAGTGAGAGGGCGGGCCTACCGCATCACCATCAAAGCCCGGTGCGCCAGCGGCACATCGGTCCCGCTTTACATCGGATTTGGGCATAACGTCTCTGATACCTCACAAGATACCAATATTGGGGAAGCTTTGGTAATCACCCCCACCAGCACGGAATTGACCTATACTGCACGGGTAGTTGCCCGTCGTTCCTCAACTTTCAGCATCGCCTTGGTCAACGATGCGGATTCCGCAGGGCAGGTTTTTGAGTTCGACACGATCACGGTGGAGCGGGACGGATGGGCCGTCTGGACTAACATGGATTATGGGGACAGTTTTGTGGTGCCTAATATCAGTAATCCTGACTCTGACGGCATCATCCCGGCATCGTCCGCCATCGCGTGGGATTCCCCGCGCCGGAATGTTGCCAGTTGCGTCACACTGGCGGCAGATCAGGCAGTGACTTCATCGACCACATTGGTGGATACCGGTCTCACTTTCCGAGTCGCGGCCAATGCCACTTACTTGTTTGATTTTACGGTAAGGTTTACCTTGGCCGGAACAGCGAGCGGGCTTAAATTTAACCTTGTTGCCCCATCCGGGGCAGTGGGCGCAGCCACCGTTGTTATTTTCAACACGGTCCAGAACAATCTTAACGAAGCACAGGATGCCGCTGCGTTCCCGGTCCTGGTGCAAGGGTCCATGGGCTATGCCGGCACGCACCAACTGCGCATTCAAGGGGTTATTGAAAACGGGGCAACAGAAGGACTGATCACTCTCCAGATGGCTCAATTTGTATCCGACGCTGGAGCTATTACGATCAAGAAATACAGCACGGCAGTTTTCACTCGCCGTAAATAATTTGGGCGATTTGCGACCCCATTTTGCAACTCCTGATCTTAATTCCATCCGTAAACCGTTGATAATGAAGTGGTCCCGCAGAGACTTGAACCCTAGACCAAAGGATTGTATATCCTTTAAATTGTTATATTTACTCCTTTAGATTAAAAATTATTAAAAAAGCGGTGATGCTAAAAACATCACCGCTTTTTGTTTGTAAATTTCTTAGAGCATTCCTAGCAATGCAAGACGTCTAGCCTGCGGAGAGACACTGTCAAAACCGTTTGCAGTTAAAGACTGAACAGTAGTACCTGTTTGACAAACAAACAGCGTAGACGTGTTGTCTGTATATAACACACTTAAGGTAACTCCTTGATATGCTCTATCAACTCTAAAAGTAGTACCATTAAATGCAGATAGTGTTGTCGTGAAGATGCCAGTACCAGATGCAGGGTTGGTTAAAGAATTAAATAATATACCTCTTACCTGCTTAGCACTTAAAGAAGCTACATTAAGAGGACCTGTTCCAACAGTAAGGAGTTCAACAGTTTTAGGTAAACCAGTACCAGATACAGACCAACTAAGATTAGCAGGTGTTTGCCCAAAAGCGGAAAGAGCTTGATTGTTATATGAAATAAATGCCATACTATTATTTATGTCTTTTTGTACAAAATATAATACTTTATTATGATTGTTGATATATTAATAGTATTTCTTGCTTTGTAGATGTATTTTTATTGAAGTGTGATATAGCGTTTGTTGAACCTAGGATCTGTTCTTGTATCAATTTAAATGTATCAGGAATAGCTTCACAAATTATTTGCTTATATGTATTATTAATAACAATACCAATATATTTAACAGAAGGCTTGATGGATTTTTTTATAAGATTAACAATAAAAGACTTATACTCGTCAAGACTACTATATTTACCGGTATTATAAATTTCTACATTATGGTATGGAGGACATGTAAAAACACAATCATAATTTTCTTGCGGTGTAAAATTAGTACAATCTTGATTATATATGGTTAGCTTATCGGTATAGTGTATTGTATTAGCGATTTTTTTAATACCACTACATGACTCTGTCCAAATATCATTATAGATATAATTTATATTACAAGCTGCAGCGCCAATAAATCTATGTCCCCACCCTCCACATGGATCATATATTGTTGTTACATTAGTATCTTCAATAAATTTTTTAATCCAAAGAGGTGAAAAATGTGAATACCCAATATGTATACCTGATATTTTAAACCCACGCAATAATTCTTTATGATTAAACGTATCTTTAAATAGATATTTTTGCCTATTTAATATAAGTTTTTCTTGTATTACAGGATTTTTAAAAAGTTCGCGTTCAATATGATAAAAATGTTGTTGATTGGTCAATACTATTCTATTATTAGCTGGAGCAGCGCTATAGTTGCCTGTATTGCGTGTAATGTTTTTAAACTCTTTTAAACATTCTTGTAGGGTATATACATATTGTAATTCTTCTGTGTTTAAATTATTACTTTGCGGTATTTTATTACTATTTTTCTTTTCTAAACGATGCTGTTTCATGTAGTTATTATGTTCTAGTCTACGTTCAGGTGTTAAATTATTATACCACTCTTTCCATTTTTTATGAGTTATACCTTTTGCTGCTCGATATTCTCGATATTCTTTGTTGTATTGCTTTTGCTCTACTGTCAATTCTTTATGTCTTGCTTTTGCTTTAGCTCTAATTTTACTAGGATCAATCCAATATCTTACAGTGTCAGGCCATACGTTAAACTTTGCCTTAACAGACGATATACCATGTTCTAAAGCATATGAAATAATTTTTTGTTTTTGCTCATCAGTGAATGTTTGCTGTTTACGATATGTTTGTATACTGTTATTTATTGTCATATTTATCTTGTTTAGAGAGATTATCTTTTTCCCAAAGCGGTTGATAATTAGTATAATGACATATTTCACGTAGCGTATTATCGTCATTTATATCAATTAGTTTTGCGAGCGGTTTAATATGATCTAAATGCCAACAATACTCACCTCTTGAATGATTATCCCATGTCATACCTTCAACAAATTGTTTCTCAATATGTTGTTTAAACTCTTCTATAGTACAACCTAAATATAGAATAGAAGAGTGAGTCTTTGAGACTTGTGCATATTTAACAGCAACTCTAACATGCTCTCGTATATTACATCTTAACTTATACAGTGGATCTTCATTATATCTTTTTCTATATTCTCCAGCATTCAGTTGTTTTTTATAACGCTCTGCTGCTAGTAATGTATAGTGCTCTATATTATCGAGACGGTGCTGTTTAATAGCTATATTACGTGACTGCCTTTGTTCAGGTGTTAAGCTATTATACCACTCCTTTCTTTTTTTACGAGTTATACCTTTTGCTGCTCGATACTCTCGATATTCTTTTTCGTGTTGTATTTGTTCAGGTGTCTTACCTAGTGTATTATATTTAATTTTGCTTTGTTGTTTTTTAACTTCACGTAAGTCAGGATCTATCCAATATCTTACGGTCTCTGGCCAAACGTTAAACTGTTTTTTTACTGACCAAATACCGTGTTCTAGAGCATATGAAATAATTTCTTGTTTTTGTTCATCAGTGAATGTTTTATTTTTACGATAAGTCTTCATATGTATACTTAATACCAACCAACTATATTATATCATATTTATTCAAAATTGCTCTAACATTATTTTAATATATATAAGGAAACCCACGGGAGAGCAATCTCCCGTGGGTTTATTATTATTGATTCTTATAACTCGTTGATTATCAACTATCAGAAGTAGACCGACTGGTTGGCTGGCGTAAACGCCTGACCAAGACCTTGAATAATTACGACGTGGTAGTAGAGGTTAGCACCAAAAATGTTATCGACTACGCCATAACGTGTAAGCAAGCCAACACGAGGAGCAAAGTCATTAGGACCAATGGTTCTCTGTACCATAATCGGAATATAAGGGCAGTAGATAATACCAGTATCGTAGAATTCAGGACCCTTATAGCCAAGTAGGGCATACTCAATTCCTTGAGTACGACCGGCAGAGTAGCCGACATCACCATAATAGGTTGAGTTCTGAACTTCGGTACGAGTATCACGATATACGCTGAATCGTCCACCAATAGCACCGATCTTCGCAATACCGACTGGCTGTGTGTTTACATCGCCTTGAACAGGTACCCACTGGAATTCAGGGAGCATTTCAAGTATAGCACAGACACGAGGAGTTGCAACAATGAAGTTAGCAGAGCCACGACGATTACGCGTTGCAATTCTGTTAGCTTCAATAACGATACGTTGATAGAAGTCTCTGTTACGTTCAACTAACCAACGAGCATCAGCAGAAGCAGGATTCCAGAAGGAATAGCCTACACCAGCAGGAGCGTTAAGGGCAGTTTGAATCATCCGCATGATCATTTCACGGTCAATTTCGGCCTGAATTTCATACGACATAGCGTTTGTAATTTCAGAATCGATATCGATACCGTTCATGTTCTTAAGATCTTGTTCGAGTTCAACGGACCAACGAGCACCTAACCGACGAGTACCAGCTTCAACAGCTGTCTTTTCGAAGGTTACGTTAACCTGTGGAATGTTGTTCTGAATTTCGAAGTTCTTAAGAATTTCAGCAACACCGTTATCTTGAGCAGCAAATGTCCAGGCAGCATTGCCTGAAAGAGCTGTAGAAGACACACCAGTGAAGCGAGTATCAAGATGCTGGTAACCTAATTCGTTTGTACCTTGACCTGAACCGTAAGATAGAGGTTGGTTGTAACGAGTTCCAGGAGCAGAAGCACCACCATCAACACCACCAGAAGCAAGCCCGGTATTGTCATACTTATAGCGCAAGGCAAAAGCAAGACCGACTGGACCAGACATAGGTTGGACACCGACGATTTCATTCGAGATGAGTTCAGGGAACGTACGACGAATCATTGGAATAAGGATCTTAGGTAGACGAGAATCACCAGCGGCATAACTGTCTGTACTAGAGATAGAACCAGGAGGACTATATTGACCTCCTGCATTAGTACCAAAAGCACCACCAGCACCACCAGAAGATTGCTCAAAGCAATATTGCTCTTGGTTCTCAAGAAGTACTGCTGTACTCCAACGGGTATGCTCGTCTTTAATTTCCTTAATAGAATCAGATTTAAAATCAAGTACTGGCGCCCACTTTTCGAGCAAGCGTGCAGCTTTATTTTTATCTATAAATGTTTGAGGTTTATTCATATGTTTATTTATTATTTCCTTTCTTTTCGACCTCATGAAATGAGAATTATTTTTCTTACTTCATGTTACTCAGGTGTTGCCACCTCATAATTCCGGATAAATTGTTATTTAAAGCGTTGTAGTTCATCAACATACGGGTTTTTATATCGTGATGTTGACTCTTGTTGTATTTCTTGAGGAGCATCTGCTTTAACCTTACGATTGTCAAATGCTTCTTCCTTTATCATATTTAGTCTTTCTTGATCTTTTCTTTCAAATAACCTTAAAGTATAATCAAAGTTTTCTTCAATAAATTTAGGACTCTTATCTCCTAAGACTCTCTTAAGATAATCTTTCTTTTTAGCTGTAAGATGGCTTGTTTTACTTTCGAGTATTGCATTGGCTTTGGCTTTATTATAATTTTCCTTTATAATAGTATTTTCAGCTTCCAGTTTCGCTACTTTAGTAGTCAATTCAGTAATTTGATTCTTACCATCTACTACAGCACCTTTAACAGATTCACTCATAAGAGCTGAGTCAACAGCGAGTACTTTCCTTAAGTTCTGGAGAACAGTAGCTGCTGTACGATTCTTTGTAGCTTCTAAAATGGCTTCTGCTGGAATAGCTTCATCAATATACTCTTCTAAATAACTAGAAACAGATTCAATAATATTGTCTTTAAAATCTTTTGCTTTAGTATTAATTTCTGTTTCATATCTATTAACAACATTTAAAAGCTTTTTAGCATTAGAGAGATCAACAGCTTCTATTACTTTTTTTAGCTTCTTAGTATGATCAACATCAATAGCAGTTATTAATTGCTCTAGCTTTTCAGCATAAAGACTATCTTGTTCAACTAAAGCAGCTTCAATAAGAAGATCTGTCTTACTTTGAAAAGCATCTTGAATTGCACTAATAGATTCTTCACTAAGAATCTGCTTTACATCATCTGTTAACATGTTTGTTATTTTCATACTAGAATAAAGGGGTGTTAATGGCTTGATCGATTCTATTAGAAATCTTACTCTCGACGGCCTGTACTAAATATTTATTAGCTTGAGCATAATTTTTTGTTGAAAGCGCGTAAATAAAGTTAGCTATATCAACTGATTCTTTTAAGGCTTTCTTTTTACCTTTTTCTATAGCAGCTGCTCGTTTACCTTCATACTTTGAAATCTTTGAATCTTTGTTAAGATCAGCTTTCGGATTTATTTTAGCCTTGCCTTTTACCACCATTTTCTTTTTGGCAATCACCTTAGCAGGTTTTTTGTTTTTTTTAAGTTTAGCCATATATTTATTTATACTTTATTATCGTTTTATACTCTATGCTTCTTAAAAATTACTAATAAATTTTAAAATTTGCTCTCTAAGATATGCATCAACATCTTTCGTAGGTAATTTACCTACGCTCTTTTCAAATTTAGCATATGCTTCTTCATATTTACCGCTATCAGCTAATACCCATTGCTTAGATTCAAGTATACCATTAACAAATGCTTTAGGAAAAGATGGATCAGCGACACAATCTACAGCAACAAGTCTCATGTTACGTACAACATTATGTCCTCTTGATTCTTCTAAGGTACCTAACGCACGCGAAGACATACCTACTTTTACACCATCGTTAATTAAAGATCTTACTATTTGACCACAGGGTGTAGTTAGTACTTTTGACTTACCGAAAAATACATTGTCTTGTTCATATAGTTCTGTAACAATATGACATGCTCTTTCAAGATCAACATCAGCAGATGCAGGGTGATTAAGCTCGCCCATCGCGCGTCCTGGTGTTATCATCTCCTCATTATATCTCTTTACTTCACCTCTTAGCTCGTCTATGGGATACAGTCTCTTATTCTTATTAACTCCTTCTGCCATCATATATGGACCTTTTATATATAAAGTTGATGGTGTTTTTCTATTAGTTTCTTCTAAAATGTATTCAAAATTGTCTTCTAAGGCAGGTTTTTCAACAAGAAGGTTAAGTTTTAAGGGCATATATTTTATTTATATCATTTTATAATTTTATAAAGGTTTTATTCATTATTGTAGATACACTAAAAAAATAATTTAACTATAAAGTCGTAAATGACTGTCTATAGTATATAATTACTATATATGGCTAGACTTACCCAAGAAGAATTTGTTGCAAGATGTAATGTAAAGCATAATAATCAATATAACTATTCAAAAACTCTATACACTACAACAAGAGATAAAATAATAGTAACTTGCGTACATCATGGAGATTTTTTTGTACTAGCAGATAATCATTTAAGGAAGAGTGGTTGTCCTAAATGTGGTACTCAACTAGGTGCTAAATCTACAACCCTATCATACACAGAATTTGTTAATAAAGTTTCTGATACTGATCGCTTAAATTTACTATTTTATGAAGCTGATTATATAAATTCACGTACACCTATAACAGTTATATGTAAGAAGCATAACTACGAATTTAAGCAAAAGCCATACGATATATATACAAATCGAACTAAATGTAAACATTGTTTGTTTGAGAAACTCTCTAATAAAAGCCGAAGTAATAATCAAGATTTTATTATGAAAGCTCGTGAGATCTATAATGATAGATATCTATATGATAATATAGTATATACTTGTAATACTGAAGCTGTTAATATTACTTGTAAACAACACGGTATATATAGTATTACGCCAAAAGAATTTTTACGTGGATATCATTGTAAAAAATGCATGAAGCAAGATTTATTAAAAAAGAATAGTACTATGTTTTTTAATACGTTTAAAGATAAATGGCCTAATTATACTATTAAGTCAGAGTATAATGGATGTTATTCTCCGATACTTATAAATTGTAACTTACACGGTGATTTTTATGCATCTCCTGAGCAATCTCGAACCTCACAAGATATATGTGATAGCTGCCGCGTTTATAGAGGCTCACAACAAGAGTTAAAAATTACTAATTTATTAGATAAATATAACATAGAATATCAGAAACATAAAAAAATTAAAGGTGCTAAGGGTATGTTTGAGATAGATATTTTCTTGCCTAAACAAAATATCGCAATAGAAGTAAATGGATTATACTGGCACCGTGATCGAGATAATGGTAAATATTCAAAAGATTATCATTTAAATAAAACAGCTACTTGCTTTGAGCAAGGTATTACACTCTTACATTTTTATGATACTGAAATTGATACAAAGTTTTCGATTATTAAGTCAATCTTAGAAAATAAATTAAATCTCAATACACGTAAGGTACATGGTAGAAAAACGATTATTAAATATGTATCTAATGTAGAAAAGAAAATGTTCTTAGACACATATCATATGCAAGGCAATGATAGAGCTTCGATATGTATTGGATTATATTATAATGATGAGTTGTTATCTATTATGACATTTGGTACACGAAAAATTACCGGTTCAGTAGATCATGAACTTTTAAGATACTGCGTAAAATCAGGAGTAAATGTAGTAGGAGGATTCTCTAAACTTATTAAATTCTATAGCAAACAACACAATATTACTACTATTAAGACATATGCAGATAAACGATATAGTCGAGGTCATGTATATAATATAAATGGGTTTAAGCATTTACGTGATTCTGCTCCCTCATATTGGTATTTTAATACTAAAGCATATAAGTTACACCACCGCTATAATTTTGCAAAACATTTACTAAAAAACAAATTAGAAAACTATGATGAAAATAAAACAGAGTATGAAAATATGCGAGACAACAATTACTTTAGAGTTTGGGATTGTGGGCACTGTGTATTTGAGTACACCGTCTAGTTTATTTAATTTTTTAACTCTTTCTCTGTTAATATAAGAAAATTAAGTTTATTCTTCTTACAATACTCATTAGCACTCTCCCACTTTGCTTGATTTACTATATATTGAGCTTGATCATATACTAAGTGTTGTTTTTTTCTGTACTTAGTAGTAGGGGGTAATGTCTGTTTAAAAGGTTTTATTTCTATAAGATATTTCTTTATCACCGTACCTTCACGAATCGCAACATAATTATCGACATAATATCGATGCATTTTACCGTCTACAGGGCTTATGTATGGTATTATTACGTTTTCACTTCCCCATTGAATTATATTAGGATTAAAGTCACAAAATCTAAAGAATTTTAATTCTAGACCAGAGCGATATATAGCCTTAGATCCTATTAATTTATTAGGATATTTAGGCTTGTAAATGCCTTGCTTGTACTTTGGATTATTAGGTATATTATTCATCCTACGAAAAATAGCGTTGGATCCGCGTCTCCCGCTCCTGGAGAAGCTCCTTCTAATAACATTTTTTCGAGTGCGTCTCTTTCACCTATACCTTCGGCTAATAAGTCAGTGTTAAGAGAGCCACCACCGAGTAATGACACTCCTGTGAACTTACCTCGAACTCTTCCAATTACTATCTTGCATAGAGCAGATGCATATTTATATACCCATTGCTCTTTAATTAAATCTCTAATAGGTCGCTCTACATAACAGGTTATAACACCATAAAAACGACTTACATTAGGTTGCGGATACATTTGCATATATTGAGTACGTGGATTAAAGCTAATATCTTTTCTTGTCGCTAGCATTTTTTCACGTGTATCAATAAACTCCTTAACAGTATACCACGATACTAAATCGAATCCAAAATTACCTAAAGCATAACTAAAATAAGTTTGTTGCGCGAGTGTTTGCTCAAGTGTAAATAGAGTATTAACTCCATTAGATGAACCTTCTTCAAATTCAGTCACATCAATAACTTTCCTATAATCCATTATATCATAATCAAAAGCATTATTATATGTGGTTACTGTTGTTGGTTCACTTTGTTTGGTTAATACTCTCTGCTTAGTCGGTGTAAAATAAGAAGATAAACTTGTATTAAAACTTGTAATACTGCTATATATAGTTTGATCTATAATATCAAACGCATCCATATTAATGGTAAATACACTTGATAAAGAAGAAGATGATGCAAAAACTGATGTAGGTACTTCAGTGGTTATAACATATACAGCGCTAGGAGTTTCAGCTGTAAATCCCATACTCGGACTAGGAGGAGACTGTGCTAGTTTTTGTGCTTGAGTATAAGATGAGTTTGAGATTGTAAATAAATGATCGAGACGAATACCTTTATTTTTTTCGTATAACTGCGAATCAAAAATTAAAAACTCTTGAGTATACCCAGCGTACTTAGAGAACATTTCAATAGCTATTTGAATATTCTCAAATAGTTGATCTTGATGTATTTCGAGAGAGATTAAGGGCCAGCCTAAAGATCTCTTTATTCTATCACCTAACTGCTGAAACGATTCAATCTTATTACTTAAATTCGTAGATAAGAAAGCAGATACAGGTTTTACTTCACATACTAATGCCATGTAAGTATTTATAGCTCACATCAATATCAAGCTGTAGGAGCTTCAGAAGTTTCTGCAGGCTCAGGAGGAGCTTCAGGTACTGTTCCTGCTCCGGCACCAGCTCCAGATGTATCTGCAGGACCACCTCCAAAGTCAGGCGGCATGCCAGGTGTTGCTCCAGCGCCCCCTGGCATACCTGGTTCAGCTCCTTCACCGGCACCAAGATCACCAGCTACCATAACTTCTTTCCAAGCAGGTCCTGATGCAGAGATTTGCGCTAACTCCCATTGGAATTCTGCATCTTTACGTAAGAATTCTCTATTTGCAAGAATGTCATGATCTTTCCAGCCAAGATATTTTTTTTGTGCAAATGTTGCTGATATAAATTCATCTGTTGCAAAGTTAGAGTAAGTTTTCTGTTTAAGCTCTAGTCTTTGACTTTCACGCATTTCGTAAAAGTTAGTAGGTACATTAAACTCAACCTCTAAATTATTTTGGTCTAAATCATACTGTTCCCACAATCCCTTTAACTTGAGATGAATCATAAAGCCTTTCTTAAGGCTTGCTGCAAATCTTTGCTGCTGCCTAATAACAAACTTAGCGAATTTTAATTCTTCTCTTAATATCTCTGTACCATCTTTAAACGAGTCTTCTGGATCTAGTCTCGAAGAAGGTACTTTAAGAGAGCGATATAGCTTTTTAACAAAGTACATTAAGTCAGCTAATTCTCCAAGATTAGCGCCACCAGGTAATTGAGTAACAGATGTACCTTCAGATCCTTGTCTTTTTGCAAACCAAAAAGCATCGAGCATTGATTGTGGATTAAATTTCTTAACCACATCGTTTTGATCCATATCAAAAGTCTTCTTAGACCAGTAGTTTTGAATCAACTTGCGCATATATGCTTCAGCCTTTGGTGGGGGCATATTACCAGTATCAACGTTAAATACTAACCGCTCCGGTGCACGAACAAGTCTGTATATAACAATAGAGTCTTCAATTAAAGAAAGTTGTCTATAAGGTCGTCGAGCATTTTCTAAAAACGGTATAACAAAGGTCTTAGACTCATTAAACACACCTGAATTAGTATATATAATTTGATTTTCCTCCATAGGAACAAAATCAACTCTTTCAATCTTATTAGGAGTGTTAGGACTGTATACAGGTTTTCTATAAACATACCCCTTAATTAGCATATTTTGTAAATTAGTGTATACTGGGTCAATTAATTCACAAGGTAAATTAATAACTCCTAAGATACCCTCTTTTAAATAATCTTGATGTATTATAAGCTCAAAAAATAATTCACCTTCTATTAATAATTGTCTAAAAAATTGCCAACCTCTATTTTTAAGATCAAAATATTCAATATATTTCTCAAATTCATCATCTATAATCTCTCTTTCTCTAACTGTTAAATCATGAGCCTTAATAGATAAATTAACTATATTAGAGTTTTCATCTACATTAATCGTTTCATCACATATTTCATCTAACGCATCTACTACTTCAGCAGCAGCAGCAATTACTCTATAGTCTCTTATTCTTGCACCTTTATCCTGCTGTATATTTGCATACATTACATCTCCAAAAGATGTATCTTTACTAAACTCACCTATAAGTGAATTATTTGAAGTTACTGACGATACTGAATTTCTTATAAGAGCTTCAGATCTGTTCATCTGTAGCTTTTTAAAGTATTTATATTTTGGATTTAAAGCGTCATTATCTTGCGATATATTCGAGTAGGGTAATTTATTCTGAATAAAATTAGTTAAATTTCTACCAAACGTAGAAGATCTACCATCATTTTGAGTATATGACTTATTAGAATTAGAAGTAGTAGATGTATCTGACATTATTAATTATTTATCTATACTATTAAGTAATCAATTTACTATTAAAGAAAAACCTAAGCTTTTATTTATTGAAGCATAACCAGCTGGATTTGTAATCACAACGTCTAGATTTCCAGAACCAGATAATGTTGGTAAATTGAGTAATATTGTATTGTTATTTAATATATTATAACTACTTAATGGTAATATATATCCTGAGACTGCTCCCATTTTTGCAGTAGCTACGGATGTTGTGCTAGGTACTAAAGTTAATTTATTTGAACTTAATAATACATAGCTGGTATATTGATAATTATCTCCATTTAATATAAAGCTATTAATATTTTTATTAACTATTTTATAGCTTGAAAGCATAGGAAATTGTTTTCCAACTGTATTATATAATACTTCTGTAATCGTGGGGTATGCTGATATACTTTGTGTTTCTACTACAGTAGTGCCAGATAGAGAATTATAGGATAGATATAATTCACTATCTGGAATTCTATAATTAGTATCAATATAGTATATTGGCGCTGAAATTTCGTTTTTATCTTTAAAGATCCACCCCTTAATAGTGAATGTAGTATCTGCTGTAATTCTAAATTTATCGCTAAATGTAGAATCTACTGGTGATGACATTGTAATGTTACCGTCCCAAAGAACCTCTGATCGTATCTCGATAACATCTGTTGTTTCAGTCGGTTCTTTCCATGCTAATATAATATATGGATTATTATATGGTAAGAAATTAGATATAATTTGATCCATATCTTCCATATAACGCGTTAGTATAGACATACTAACTGTTATATTAATAGGTACCGGCATTTTAACCGCAGTGCTATTTTTTTCAGTTGAAGCATTATATAAGTAATCGAGTTTATTAAAGACTCTTTTTTCATCTCGAGAAATGCTCGTTACATTTAAAGCAACAACTGGTAGTGTTAAGTTTTGAGCTTTATTAACAATGTCATACATCACTCTCTGTTTTGGAGCAAGTACATATCGCACTTCAATAACTTCAGTAGGCTCTCTATTCTGATTATATCTTTTAATAATCGTATCATCAAATGCAGCTAGGAATTGTGTAACTATGTCTTTGACATTCCAGTTGTATGTATAATTTTTCATAGTTAATAATTCTAATATTGCACCTGTAATGATGCTCTATATTATATTTATTTATACGAATCGATCTAAGAAATACTTTGGTAGTTTGCTCTTATTTTTAATTACACTATCAATAATCGCTCCATCTAATATATAAGTAACACAATGATCTTTACTAGACCTAATACCTCTACCACATGCTTGTATCATCGAACCTAACATTTTATTTATATACCAATCCTTATCTATTTTCATCAGCCTTTCAACTCTCTTCTCCTTCATAGGTAAGTAAGGTGCTTTAATAATGATTTGAAATCTCGCAAGATCATCTTTTAGATCCACTCCATATCCCATCGATGGTGAAATCAATACTGTAGGTTCTTCTGTATTATAATGTTGTTCGAGTAAATTTTCGTTATTGATACCAGGCTCTCTAAACAAGTATCTACTATCTTTCATCGTAAGATGTAAGTAAGATGTTATACTATTAGTATGCGTATGAATTACACCCTTATCATTTTTATGATGATTACATATCTCAATAATTTGCTTAGCAATCTTAGGTAATTCTTGCTTTAAATTATTAAAACTTAGTTTGACTTTTGATTGCGCGTAAATAGGAGCATTTTTAGCATCAAAGGATGATTCAACTTCTATATACTTATAATCAGTAATACCTAAGGACTTGCAATAATTCTTATGATCGATAATAGTAGCTGACATAAGAACAACTTTATCAGCATAATCAAATAAGTTAGTAGCTAGCTTATCTACTTTAAGTGGAATAAACGAAATTGATTTTGTATCTGTCTCAAATAGATATTCACATTCATTCCAGTTATTTTGTAGAGCTGTTAGTTTTGATTGTAACCCTCGAAGCATAATAAGTTCTAACTTTTTATTTTCTTCACCTACAGTAGCTTTTACTTTAGGTTTATTAGTAGATGCTTTATTAACTAGTAAATCTTGTAAAGCTTCAACTTTATTTGTTACTTTAATTAATACGTTATTTACCCATTTAAAAGCTTTATCATAGTTATCACCCTCAAACGGAGGTATCGTAATATCACTCTTTCGTAAAGTATCAAAGCTTACAGTGCATGTGAATTGCTTAACAATTTGATCTTCTAACTCAGATGCTTCATCACATACAATATATTCTTTACGTTTTACATGACTCGGTAATGCAAAAAACATAGTATAATTCAACGTTGCAAAAGTCGATTTTAATGCTGTATTACGTGCATTATAGTACGGGCATTTATTCTTTTCCCAGCAGTCGTCTTTAATACTCTTATGAAAAAGACACGGAGCAATTTCTGTAGTATACTTCGTATCTACTTCACATTGATAGTTAGATTTGCCTTTTAGTACGCTTATTTCTTTGAATAGATCTTTGTATTGATCTTGAAGAGTTTTTGTAATCGTTAATGCAAATGTACCAAAAGCTTTCTCTTCTTCACAATCGTCTGCATATGTATAACCTCCGGTATGTTTTATTTTATATGCATCATAATTATCAATAAGTTGTTTAAACTTATCAGATGGTTCAATAGATATATTACTTAATGTTTTTGAGATAAATGATTTACCTGAACCTGTAGGTGCACAACATACAACAAACTTATAACCATCTTTAAATGCTTTATCTATACTATTAAGTAATGTTACTTGAGATTGATTAGCTTTATAATTGTTAGGGAAACTTTCAAGTAAGGTTGTTGACATATATTATATTATAGAGTAGTTCATTTCTTTATTGGTATTATTTCCAATAAATTATCATAAAGTTTACTTACACTTTTTTGTAGTAATTTAATACGGAAGAACATTTCATTATTACCACCACAAAAAGTTGCTATTCGGTAATTAAGTATTGTTTTTTGTTTTGTTTGAGTAATATCAAAAGGATAAGGCAGTTCTAAGATCTTTATTTTACCTTTTATATTTTCGATATAAAGTTTTATATAAAACTGTTTTATATCGAAATTTTTTATTTTACCTGTTTTTAAAATTTTGTTGTTATACTTTATAATAACATCGTGTAACAATAAATTTTTGAAAAAATCACTATAAGCTTCTAACTTCATATGTATTAATTACACCGCTTAGGTTAAAATACTACATATGAAGTTATACTTATATGCTCTTATGATTTCATAAAATTTACTTTTTGCTCTGTTGTCATTGGGTAAATATTTGTATTAAAGTATTCCCAAAATGATTCATCTGCAGGAATCTTTTTAACTAAATCGCAATCATCAAGACTAATTATTCTGTAATCTTGCATTAGTATGTCCCATACAACTAGCATATTTTTTACTGATTCATTTATTGCTTTCTGGTGAGTAGCTTCTCTAAAGTTTAAAGAAATTTTACCGTTTACAGAAGAGAGTAATTCATAGCTTTTTGTACATATCATTCGTCTATATTCTGGACGACCTGGAGGACTAGTTCTTTTTAAAAACTTTACCTCACATACATTGTTCAATAAATCACTATTCAGACTCGAGTACTGGACTTTCATTTTTTAATTTACAGATACCAAATATTCTGCTCTCATTAAGGAAAATGCCTTTCTTAATTTTACCATAACCTTCAATATCAATATTAGCGACAGCAACACCTAGAGTATTAGGAAAGATTACAATATCATCTTTCTTAACGTGTTTAGAATTGGGACCAACGAGAATAACTCTAGCTTTTCTCCATGCTTGAGTAACAGCATTTGTGGGAATATAAATACCATTCCGTACAATATTATCTCCATCAGATGAAATATCAACATATTCTACTAATAGAATATCGTCTAAAATCATAGATAGCTCATAATCATCTAGACCAAAGTCACCAGATGAATGAGAGGATAAGTCAATAAGACTTCTTGTAGTAAGTAGTTGATCAATGTTAGCAGGCATATTTTTATTTACAGTATATATTATAGAACTCAACGTATTGTTTAACTTCTCTTTCTGATATATTCTTATTTGAAGCAATCATTCCGATATTTTCTATTTCGTTTTCTTTATCTTTATCTTGTTTAATTTTTTTAACATAATTAATTTTTTTGTATGATAATCTAGGAATGATATTATCATATAACTTATACATTTTAGACTTGTCGCCTAATACATTACTAAACTTATTAAGAGTCTCGTTTACTAGTACAGCTTGAGATCTATCGTAAAAGCTGAGCCATCTATTAATCATATAGGGCATAAAGCATTGTGACATCTCTTCAGTTACTTCTTTAGGACTATTCTTAACTTTAAAGAATAAAAATCGAATCAAATCAAAAATATTCATACAATAACTTTAGTCGTAGCAACAAAAATATCAGCAACAGTATCATTAAACATTTTTATGACTTCTTGCATAAAACTCTCACACTCCTCATCTGTTAGATTTGACGAGTAAGCGAAAGCAGGTGCTTTATCTCCTGCTCTAACGTTAATACCAGTATGACCAATTGCAGTATTATTTTTAGAATATGTAATAGAGACGCTTGCTTTTTTGTTATCAAAATTATATGGATCGATAGGTACTTTAACCATAATATCATCGCCCTTCATTTTACCAAAAGGTGAAATATAATCGTAAAAAATATTACCAAGTAAAGTATTAAATAATCTTTGAAAAGCTACAGCACCAAAAGGATCTAGATTAGGAATTTCCCAACAGAAGTTAATTGCATCATCACTATAAATAAAGTCTTGACTCAAAGAGTCTTCAAGATCAATTAGTGCATCTGTTACATGCATGGGCGCTCTAAAAGCTACAATATTACCATATGGAGATACTTCTTTATTATAATATCTATATGCAAATCTTTCATGAATAAATTTACCATCGTATAGCGCTTGTTTAATAATCATAACTAATTATATACTAGTTCGATTATTTTTCAATTATTAAAGCTGTGTTTTTATCCAAAAATATAAACTTTCAAGACCTTTAATTAACTGATAATTAGGTGCCCAGTTTAATTCTTGCTGAATTTTTTTATTACATGAGTTACGTCCTCTTACTCCGACCGGTGCATTAGTATTATAATTACGTTGTAAAGTTTTATTCTCAAAACTACATGCCATATCAACTAGATCGTTAATTGTTACCATTTCTTCTGAACCAATATTAACAGGTCCGCTAAATTCAGATTCCATTAGACGTCTAATACCGTTAATGCATTCATCAATATATAAGAAAGAGCGTGTTTGTTTACCGTCACCCCAAATTTCAATTTCATTTGTAGCTTCAATAACTTTTCTGCAGATAGCTGCTGGTGCTTTTTCTTTACCACCTTTCCAGGTTCCAAGTGGTCCAAAAATATTATGAAATCTCGCTATACGAACATTTAAGTTATAGTTACGTTTATATGCTAAAAATAATCTTTCACTAAAGAGTTTTTCCCATCCATACTCACTATCTGGATTCGCTGGATAAGCAGATTCTTCTGAACAGTCGGGATTGTTTGGATCCAGTTGATTGTGTTCTGGATACATACAGGCAGATGAAGAATAAAAGAGCTTCTGTACTCTATATCTTACTGCTGCATCAGCAACATTAAGATTAATAATAGCAGAATTATGCATTACATTTGCATCATTTTCTCCAGAGAAAATATATCCTGCTCCACCCATATCAGCTGCTAATTGATATACTTCATCAAAGCCGTTATCTGATAAGTTTTTTTGAAACGGATTATAAAATATGCTATTTATAAAGTTAATTTCTTTAAGATCACCTACTATAAAACTGTCTGCATTAGATTTTTCTTGATACTCAGGATATTTTAAATCTACACCACGTACCCAATATCCTTCTGCTTTAAGTCGATTAACTAAATGATTACCAATAAATCCTCCTGCTCCTAATACTAACGCTGTTTTCATATATTATATATGTATATACTTTTTATAAAAAATCAATAACATCTTTTATATCTACCTATTTCTGATCCATCATATAAAAGAATATTAGTAGTCCAATAGACATCCATTTCAAAAAACATTTGCATACAACATATCTCCCAATCCCAGTTACAAAAAAGAGGAAGAGCATTCTCACTAATAATCTTAGCTGCTTTTTTTGATACAATATATGCACCACCTCCATTACTAATACGCAATGGTTGTAGATCGAGAATTTTTTCTGTCTGATATTGTAATTTTATACCACATACTCCACTTAAATATAATACATCATAATTATCCGGCAACTCATTAAGGTAGGCGTCAAAGCCAGGAAAGTTGTCATCAAAGATAATATCATCCTGTAATATTAAAATGTTATTATACTTACTTTTCGCAAAATTAGATATTATTGAATAATGTTCTAGAGAACATGCTTTTAAACTATTATGTGTAAGCGCTGCATCAGCACCTATTTTATCACCTATTAATATTTGAGAGTTTTTAATAGCTCTGTTATTTTCAGAGATATCTATATATTTTGAATCATAAATCTCTTTTGAAGCTTGTGTAAAATCGCATACATATTCATACGGAATATTAAACTTTGGTATTACTCCCTCCATATATTGTTTCCTATCTGTAAGAGAGGGATGATGTATAATAAAAATTTTATCTATTTTCATACTGAAAAAATTCGGTTAAAGTAGGTAAGGCTTTATCTTTTTCTGAAATGATCATTTGATCTACATCTACAGGCCAATTTATACCTATTGTTTTATCATTAAAATATATACCACCGTCATGCTCTTTACTAAAGTCATTATGTGTAATATGATAATTAAACATAGCGCCTGTACTACTAGTAACAACAAATCCATGCGCAAAACCAGGTGGTATATAAAGTTGATAACCGTTGCTATCTGTAAGTTCTACTCCTATCCACTTACCGTAAGTAGCTGAATTAACGCGTACATCGACAACAACATCGAATATACTCCCTGATGTACATCTTACTAGCTTACCTTGACCTTTAGGTTCTTTTTGAAGGTGTAGTCCACGTAACACGTTTGGTTTTGAAAATGAATTTTTTTCTTGTATAAAATTTTCTTTTATACCGTTTTTATAAAATTCATTTTTATTATATGTCTCTCTCAACCACCCTCTTGTATCTTCAAAGGATGATGAGTGTATGAGTATAACGTCAAGTAAATCTGTAGAGCTGAATGTAAGATTCATATTATTGTTTTTTCTTCCAAACGATTAGAGAATGTCCTTCGATAAAATAACTACCAGAAAAAATTCTTTGCTTCTTAACAATTTCTATTACCCCTTCTCGTTCTAGTTTTTCGAGGTACGGTAAAAAGCCTTTGAGATAATTTCTTTTACGGAAATAACGTATTGATAAATTATCAATAAGATTAGTATTATCCAGTAACTCATCAATAGGTTCTAGATGAACGCATAAAGCAGGATTTTTTTTAAGTAAGAAATCAACAAAAGGTTTAAAGTTGTCGCCTACTTGCTCAAGGGCTGCAATAGTGTAAATTCCGCTATTGGCAGGTATATCAATAGTATTATCAGGTTTAAAGAAATTAAAATTAAAGCCTGTAATATCTTTATCTAATTTATTATTAATTGCGAGTATGAGTTCCTGCGAAGCTTTAGCCCAATCTAAACCATAAAATTTAATTGCTGGTAATTGACCTGAAAGTCTTACAAGGTGATATGCAGGACCACAACCAAATTCAAAAACATTATCTAGATCCTTTAAATAGTGTTTAATAATACTATCTACGAATATGGTGTGTATAAGATAATCGAATTTCTTATCATGTGGTTTAATAATTTCTTGCTGCCATCGTACCAAACTTTTCTTACTATGATATTTAGGTACCAGTTCAAAAATATCTTTTGTCTTGATAAAGTTATTAAGATTCTCTCCCCAACCTTTTTCCCAATCTGCAATACGATGTTCACCGGAATATACTATTTCTTCTGTTAAAATATTAATAACATTGATTAGATATTCTTCATATTCTTTACTAGTTAAGTTTTCATAACTTAGATTAAATTGCTCGTATTGTGCTGTATCCGTAGGCTCAAATTTAAAGCCTAAGATATCTTCTATTTGCTCAATTGTAACTTTCATTTATTGTACTTAATTAGTGTTATATAAAACTCAATCACTTTTTATTGTTGAGTAATTAAGTAAATTTTTATACCATTTAATTGTATTATCGACACCTATAATAAGCGGTACAAAGTTATGTTTATTAAATTCAAGTGTATATCGCGAACAGCTTACATTAACTATTTTAGGATTACCATAAAGGGGTTGCTGCCGTTCAGGTAGAATTATATTTTTCGAAACATTCTTGCCAATAGTTGCAGCTAAATCGTAAATTGAAGTTTTAGAAATTCCTCCTACATTATAAACAACATATTTACCATACAAGCAAATATTCCATAACATTTCTACCGCATCAGTTATATAACAGTATGTACGGATAGCTTCGCCATGATCAAGAAGCGCAATATTTTTTTCCGTCAATCCTTTTTTAACAAAATTATTTAAAACTCTCTCATCATCTAACCGTGTCCCCGGACCATACGCTAATGATAAACGAGCTATTTTAACATTATAATTTGTATCAACGTATGCATGACAAATAGATTCACCACACTTTTTACTCTCAATATAACATGATCTAAAATGATTGGTATTTGTATTACCCATCATATCCTCATCAATGTTAGTTTGTTCAATGCCGTTATATATCTCGCTAGAACTTATAAACAAAAACTTACCACCATCGGTAAGAAGATTTAATAAATTGATAGTAGCTTCTGTATTTATTTTAATTGTTTTAATTTTATCTCTAACAAACTTTAAAGGCTGACCGTACCCTGCAGCATGAATTATACAATCATATTTAGGTAGGTTTATAAAGTTTTTTATATCTGTAATATCTCCGCAAATTATTTTACACTCTTCAAAAATAGGTTGTAAGTATGTGGGTATATTACTATATGTCCAAACGGAAATACTAATATTAAGTTCTTTACGAACGCGTTTAAGTGATGCAGCTAAATATAAACCTATTATACCAGAAGCGCCTGTAATAAGTACGCTTTTATTTTTAAGAGGTGTAAAGTCGATAGTGTCGATTATACTTTGTACTTCAGTCTCTATGAGTTTATGCATAATTTAATTTTAGATGCTATACCTTTAAAATCAAGACCTAAGTGTACATCGTGTTGCTGTTTAATTCCATAGTTTGTTAAAAACTGTCTCGGTATACCAATGTTAAAAATAGTATATTTTTCATATTGAAGCGCTTTAGTAATAATATGATTTACGCTACCTTCATAGAAAGGTTCACAAATAATAATTTTTTCATTACTATATTCTTTGAGTAAGTTAACATCAAAAGGTAAAATAGTAGTATAATATAATATAGTAACATCAAGATCTTCACAAGCTTTATAAACATTATCTAACATTGTACCAAAACAAATAATAGTAGCCTCTTTACCCTGCTTTATAACAACACCTTTACCGAATTCAACGTTTTGAGTATTTGTATTTTCTGTTTCACTTAGTCTATAGTACGTAGGAGAGTCGTTATTGTAACTAGATATTAACAGTTTGTCGAATTCTTGCGAGGTTCCTGGCGTTACGATTTGCATATTTGGTATGTTAGTTAAAATCCCAACATCACCAGGACAGTGATGAGTACATCCTAGAGCTGCATAATCGTATGAAGCGCCTACGCTTATAAAATTACCATTTAAATTTTGATAACCAAAATCTATCTTTAGTTGTTCAAAAGATCTTTCAACTAAAAAAGGAGCAATTGTATGTACAAAAGGTATAAGACCGGTTTTTGCCATACCAGCAGCGACGCTTATTGTACTTTGTTCTAGTATACCAATATTATAGGCTCTATTTGAAATATTTTTAAGTTCGTCTCGAAATCCAAATACGCCTATATCACCTAAGAGTAAAACAGTTTTCTCATTAGTATATAGAATAGTTTTTAATGTTTGAATAAATTGCTTTCTCATAATCGTAAAAAAATTGCATCTCCGTGTATATTACAGTGTACATTATTTGTACACATATAGTTCTGTTAAGATCTGTTGTAATTCTATATTATTAGGAAATTTATGATGCCATTCTGGACTATTTTCCATACATGATATACCTTTACCTTTTATCGTGTTTGCAATAATGAAGGTGGGTTTATTGTCATGCTTTATACTTAGACTGCTTTTTATTTGATCTTGATTGTGTCCATCTATTTCAATGCAATTCCAATTAAAAGCATTTATTTTATTAGAAATATTATCAAGCTTTAAAGCTCTATCATTTGAATGATTATAATCTAAAATACAGGTTAAATTATTTAAATTATGATTTGATGCTAATAGTAATGATTCCCAAATAGTACCTTCATTCATTTCACCATCACCAATTAAACAATAAATATGGTTAGAATTTTTTAATATTTTATACCCCATTGCCATTCCTATAGCTATTGGTAATCCGTGACCTAGCGAACCAGTTGAAGCGTCTACAGCATTAATCTTATCACTGGGGTGTCCGCCTATTAAGCTATCAAATTTACAAAAATTTTCTAATGGTTCCTCTAGAAGATTAAATACATTTAATATTACATAATAAGCTAATGAGGCGTGACCTTTACTTAATATAAAGCGATTACCTAAATTTTTTTCTACTGTATTAGTTATAAAATCTTTATACAGAATATATAAAATATCTAATATAGATAAAGAACTAGCTATATGACCCTCTTTACTTGTGTTAGATAATTTAACAATTTGTTCGATTAGTTCTTTCATAGGAGCTTAATATAAATAGTAGTATATCTTTACTTAATTACAATCTTTAAAAAAATCAAGCAATTCCTCCTCTAGCCAAGGCTTATTATAACTTTTTTCTAAGCTACAATTTTTAATTAAATCTGGTACCTCGTTTGCTGTTTTAAAAAATAACGCATCTTGGTAATTCGCTTCAATAGGGTAATATTCTAATGTGTTATCATATACTTGATGTATAGGAATAGAGTCTACTAATAACGCTTCATAAAATTTTAAATGAAAGCAATTCGCTACATACGAGTTAGGTGACAATACAAATCGATATTTTGCTAAAGTCTGCATATATTCCTGCCAGTACTCAATAGGTTCTACAACATCAATATCTATTGTCTGTCTGAGTTCGTCTATTAAACTCCGACGATGGTCATACATGAATCCAATAAAAACGCATTTATTTAATTTTTGTTCAGGTATTAGAATATTATCTTTATAATATTTTGAATACATACATCTTGCTACTTTTTTATTTAAAATGATAGCATCATCTGGATCTATTACGCGTTGATACAAATTATCAAACCGTTCTAACTTACGTTGTGTTTCAACATTATGTGGATATATTTTGTGATGTATATTTTCTGCTGTATACACGCATACTTTAATATTTTTTTCATTACAAATATTGATAAAAATATCGTTATGCCATATTAATTTATGTGTTACAAAATGATCATTACCTATAAACAACAACTCTATATCATTAAGATCTTCTACACTATTTACTAGTTTAACATTATCAAAAATATTACATAAAGCATGATAGTAATTAGACATAGACGGTGATTTTACCCAGTTTAAATCACAAATTATACCTACTCGTTGATTCATATACGTTTGATTATTCATATACCTCGTTTTAACATTATGTGTGGTTTATTTAACTTAGTTGGTCTTAGCTCAAAATCATAAAACCAAGTATGTTTGTCCTCTAGCTGGATTTGCTCCCAAAGAGGTTTAATATTAGTAAAATATAGAGCAATTATACCTTGATCATTTGTCTTTGAAATCTTACACTCTTCAGCAAGCTCTACTAAATCAGTAAATGTATTAGAGTCTATAATAGATGTATCATATAACATAATTGTTGTTTGTGGATAATTTATATCAAAATTATATTTTTTAGATAAGTCGTTAAATATAGGTTCTTCTTCTATAAATTGTACTTTAAGATTCCATGCATATCCTGGATATGCATCTGAATGTGCTAAAAATTTATCTTTCTTTTTGGCGTTAATAATAGGCATTATAGAGCTGTATATCTTAGCTCCTGAATCTATATAAAATATATAATCCCACTGTTTAAAGAAAGTATCAAAAAGATTTAATTTATGATATTGGAATTTTTTTTGTGACCAGAATTCCTCACGGTTTAATGAATAAAATTTATTATTAAATTCCTCAGTAAACGTAATATCAGGAAAATGTTTTATAGTAATATTACTTAATTTTAATAGAAAGTGATTCAATTTATCTGAGTTTAATAAATCATCACCTATAACAATACATATATCACCTTGATAGTCGTAAGATAATATATTATTAAGTGTTTGTATCAATCTATTAAAATAAGCATCATTTGTTATAAGCACAGTACATATTTTGTTAATCATAAATTTTATCTTTCCAGTCTAACATATTTAACTCTGTTAAGTTACTTTTCCAGTTTGCTTGAAAATTAACTGATGCCTTATTGAGAAATTCTGCTGTCACAGTACTCCAATCATCTATAAATAATATAGGTAGATGTTTAAATTGTATAAAGCTATCGTTGTATTTTATAATCGGTATTGTTTTTAAATATAAGCATTCCCAAACTCTGTGACAATCGACTCCATTCCCAGGTGGGCTTATACAAAAAATACATTTAGCTAAATTAGTTAGATAACTAGGTTGATCTACTCTATTATTCATAGGTATACCATTTTGTGTAGTTATATGATCTATATGACTTCTTATTTGAAAATTAGTATATATATCGAAGTTTTTATATGCTAGATATTCTTTACTATGTGAAGTATCAATTATTTGTTTTAATAAACCTAAATTACCGTGTGAATATTGTTGATTTGCGATACCTATAGGTATAGCAAATAATTTTGTGTGATTACATGCTATATTTTGACTATACCATTTTAATACTTTACCACTATCTAAATAATGAGCATAAGTAGAAGTGAAAGCAGAATCAGAGTTATGCGATATAAAAATATATTTATTTTTTAATAAAGGAAAAATAGTATTAAAAAACTTATCTAAAGTCCATGTATTTACAAATATTATTCGTGCGTTTTGAACATAATCAGGTAATGTCGCTGTATAATTGTTGTAATAAAATGTATTGTAATTATTATTTATCTGCTGTTTAACTACAAAATCACAGTTACTTTCCCCTACAGCTTCACCTTCAGGTATAATAGAAACATCTGCTAATGCTTGAAATCTCTCTCCTGTAATAAAATTATCTATATTCATAATATTTTACATCCAAGATCCTGCCCATAAATGACAGGCGATTGTTTCAGGTTGAATATATACTTTATAATCAGGTTGCTTATTAATGTCAGTATTAGGAAAGGGGTAAAAGAAAGATACAGGTAAAACTAACATATTATTAAACTCTTCAATATGTTTAAAGACTTTTCTTGTTAATAAATAAGGTCCAGTTGTATTAATAACATCCATACCGTCACTATAACCTACCTGCATATCTAAATTTAACATATCTGCTGCTACTTTATTACCTGGAGTAGATCCTATAAGACCGTTAAATAAACTCGGATAACCATCATACGCTACCCCGCAAAAAAAATCTAAATCTAATAAATTATCGAACATTTTTAACAATATAAAATCTGTATCTAGATATATACCGCCACGTTCATATAAAATTTGAGATCTTAAAATATCTGATTTTTGCCCATTATTCGGTGTATTATTACACTCATTTATATTTTTAAAATCACTTAATTTATTAATATCTTTATCTGACCATAAAAAATACTCCCAACCATTATCTTGCGCAAAGTTTTTAACTTGCTCACATAGTTCTTGTTCTCTAGGAGGCATATTACCACCTAACCAAATTTGATGTATAATTTTTGGTATTTTAGGTTGTACGGATATTGTCTCTTTTATTATGTTATATCTATTAATTAATAAATCCCATTTACTCTGTTGAGTTCTAGAATTATTATACTCTAAAGATAACTTCATCGATTCGTTAAAAGTAGGCCAATTAGTTTTCATAGAATTTCTTGTTCAGAGTCGTTATGATATTTTTCGTTAACATTAAGCCAAGTCAAATCTAAATTGAGATAGAGAGATGTTATAGATACATTAGATGATGATCTTATTAAATGTTTGCATTTTGACAAATAAATTACATCTGTAAGTACATTAAGGCCTTTTATATAGCCAGATAGATTTTTAAAGTTATTATGAATACTGGTTGTATTATTACCTCGTATTGCATTAATATTACATATTACTTTTTTACCATATAGGTCTTTTATATATTTAACAGTATCTGTACAATCTGTTGCGAGGTATATATAATCGTAGTCATTTACTACCATATCTATTTCCGCTTTAAATAATTCTAAATCAACAGGTGTATGTCTATATGTAGTACCATACATTCCTACTAAAAATTTATCTGTACGTCTTATATGAACTCCTAATACTTTATTTTCTTCAAATAATTTATAATTATTAAATATTTTACTTTCTGTATCCTCGTTAAGAATAAAATAATTAGTATAGATATAATTCATTGTAGATCTAAAACTACTATCTTTTAATAATACTAATTCGGTATAGTCTTGTACTACTTGATACGGTGTGTTCTTCTTAAATGGTTGTTTAAAATAATATTCCCAAACGTTATCCCCGTAAGTAGAATCATGATATAGAGTTTCATCTCCCCAGTCGATAAACCACTCTTCGTTATTTTGTATGCACTGTGAAATGTGTCTTGCAGTATCATTTGCAACTCCAAAAAATCCTTTGGATGTGCCTTTTATTAATTTCATAAAGTTATGTATTTATGGCTTGGACTTTGTATTAATAGATCAACGCCGTTTTCTGGATCGATTCGATTATTACCTTTTGTAGGTATAGCATTAATAATATTTTGACCTTCACTAAATAAGCTTGCCCAAAAACTAAACGAACCGACACTTAATACTAAGTTATTATGTGAAGCGAGAAAACAAATTGTCTCTCGTTCATCACCTGTAAAAATTTGTGCATTATATTTTTTAATTAACGGCAGAATGTATTCACTATCTGTAGGTGTATCAGTACATATAGTGAGTCTATTAAAATTGAGATTATCTAATGCTTGTTGATAATATTCGATAGGTAGTAGGTCAGGATGATTTGATGATCTTAAATCACCTAATCGTATATGAACAGCTGCATGATCAGTAGGTGTATCATATGTAATAAAATTATACCATTCTTTAATTTTTTCTTTGTAAGGTATAAAGAATTTTTGTCTTTGAAAAAATCCTTCTAAAATAATTTTACGTGGAGTAGTATCGTTACATATAGCTTCGAGATCAAAGTCTGGATGTGCCCATTCTGTAGTCGTAGAGTAATTATAATTACTGCTTGTACCTATTCTTTGTATAGGTGTATCATAAGATGTAAATTCTGGTTGATTGTAATTAAGATCGAATCCATTCATAGAAAATTCTCTATGATTTTGATCTATACCAAATAATTTAAATTTTAACTTCTCAGATATAATTCTACCAACTACATACTGACATAACTGATTTCCATGTCTACAGCCTGAGATGTGATTAACGTAAACGCTCATATTATGATTTAATTTTTAATATATAGAATGCAATCTTATATTATATATCTCTATAAAAATTTTTAGTATACCCTTCAGGTGATAAATATTCCTCCCACATTCTCCGTATATCGATAGTTTTTATCTTACAATTATTAATTATAGAAGGTAATTGATCAATTTCATTTTCTTTAATTTTAATAATATACTGTTTCCAATCTATTATATTTTCAAAAGGTAGCGCAGTATCTGTATCAATTAAAATAGGTATTCTTCCCATACACAGCACTTCATACAATCTATATGAAAAATTGCCAGCACCTCGTATACACAAAGTAAATAAATTGTTTGAGATACTTGTCAAGTATTCTCGTCTTGTTTTAATATTAACTTGACCTGTATGATGGTAAAATGTTGGCCGTATTGTAAAGTTGCAATTCTCTGTACCAAGTATATTATAAAATTTATTTAATATATCTGCTCTTATACCTTCTGAGTGCCCACAAAATCCTACACTCTTATTAACATTTGAAGAGTTTAAAATATTATTAATAGATGAGTGATCTGGAACAAACGCAGGAAATATCCGCTCATTTATTAGTAAGCTTGATTTATTAGCTGATGTTCTAAAGAGATAAAGATTATCTGGTAGTTTAAAAGACTCAATCGAATCATCATTATAAAACGCTACGACTTTTTTATTATATTTTTGTGCATCATTACAAATCGTATTAATCCGTATATCAGTAGGAGAATATTTAAATGGTATACATACTATATCACATTCTAATAATGATGCACTATTAAAAATAGGATTATTAAAAAATAACTTTGTAAATAATCCTTCATTCCACCAGTTAGCTTTTTTAATTATACTAGTATATAAAGATTGACTTATAAAAGGTATAATAATAAAAATTTCAGTAAAGCATTGAAGATCATCTTGTTTAAGTACGTTAGGTATGTGTATTTTTGTAATCATATTATAACCGCTGTAACATTTTAAGAATATTATTTGACATACCTTCCATTGTAAAATATTCTTTATATGTATGTTTACCTGCTTTAATCATTTGTTGATATTTTTGATCTGATATATTTAATAATTTTTCTTTAATATTATCTATTTCATTCTCATGTATTAGTACACAAAAACTATTCCAATCAATCATATCATTAAAGGGCAACCATTCTTTATCATACACAATAACAGGTACAGAAGTTAATTGTAATACTTCATATAATCTAAAACTTTGTGCACCATAACCTCTAGGACACAAAGTAAATTTTGAACGTTTAGTTATATTTATATAAGTATTTAAATCATTATCATTTACTGAAGGAGTCCAGTTTTTACCTCGTAAAAGAAAGTCTGTATCTGATGAATATCTATAATGTATTTTATTGCGGATATCATGTGTTATAGAACCTATAAATGAACAAAGAATTTCTTTATCTACAGGTTGTGTATATTTTTCATCTAAGGGTGAACAAATTAATGGAATGGGTATACCTTTTCCATTCCCACCTGCTTCTAAACTTAATGTATTTTCAGGAAGTCTTTCTTTAACAGCATCATCGTGCTGTGATATAGTAAAATATTTACCAGCAGGTAATGCATCTAAGTAAGGTTGTATTAGTCTAATATTTGTCTGCGTTATATAAACATTTGTCCAAAAAATAGGAATTAATGTATATCCTGTTTTATCAAATTCATTTTTATTTTCCTTATAGAATTTATAAAAATATTCTTCAAGATAATCTCCTTTATGATATGGAGGATATATAGGGTAATTAGCTGGTGGTCTTAAGTTTTTAAAATTAATACTCATGAAAGTTTTTCTCTGACAATATTAAGTAGTTTAATTTTATTATTAATACCAGCCGTCCAATTAGCATGATGCATAACAATATTTTCTGGTACATTAAAATCTGGAGCATCTGTTGTCCAGCTGCCTTTAAAAGGATTTGGAGGTGTACCGGGTTGTGCAGCTATATGTCCGTATGTCCAATATGTTGCTGGTAAGAACGACCAATCTATAGCTATTGCAGGAAATTGACTACTATTATTAAGTAAATAATTTGCTAAAACTTGCTCTTGACTAAAAGAATCTAGATTACCTAGAATTGTTTTAAAGAATGACCGAACCTTTTTATTATTTTTTACAGCAAAAAACCCAGTGTTAACTCCGCCGAAAACATCATTCTGGAAGACTGCATCTTTATCTTTAAGACTGTTAATAATATCATCATAAAAGTCTCCAAAGAATTGAATATCTGGATCAATAAACATAAAGATTTCATTATCATTACATTGCTGGATACCCTCAATAAAACAATTTACTTTATCACGCATTGTATCGTGCCAGCCTTCTGTTTCAAAGCTAGCTGTTCTACAGTGTTGTGGTCGATGTAATATAGTTAATTCTATTTCTTCACGATATGGAAAAGTCGGTAATAAATAATCAGTTAAAAATTTCTTATGTGAATCTGTAAATAGTGTATATGCTTTAATTTTCATTACTTATATAATATTAAATTGTTTGTTTTTTCTTGCTATAAATGTTTGTTTATCCTCACTTTCATAAACCTCATTTTGTATATATGTCTCATCAATTTCATTATTAGTTACAGAATGATGTTCATGTTTTATAATAATGTTATCAAAGTATTTTTGTTTACCTAGTATATTACCTACTAATGTAAACTCCAAATCACACCATAGAGACTTATATTCAGGATTATATATATAATTAAATCTATTATAATATGTTTTACCTAAAATGCAAAGTGTATTAAGTCTATTCCTCTGCACACCATCATTGAACCAAAGTACACCGTCAAAATCAGGAAAATAAATACACATATTTTCTATGATAATTGAATCATATCCAGCTACAATAGGTATCATATCATCTGAAGCTAATAAAACTATTTGAAAATCCTGATGCTCAACATCAGCGTTAATAGCCTCTATTTTAGATTTACTATTACCGTATATAACTTCTAAGTTTGTATATGCTTTAAATCTATTCTTAACAATGTCATTATTCATTGTTAAGTCGTCAATATCACATGTAATAAGAAACTTTACATTATTTTTACCAGACAATAATTTATAATACGAATCTAATGTATTAAAGAATTTCTCTACTCGACCTCTTGTAGGAAATTTTATTAATAGTTTTGGTTCTTCATAAATAAACTTATTAGATATTTTTGTATCTTTATATTGCTGCTCTACGTTTTTAAAATTCTGATATTTTTGTTTATGTGCATTTACATAACCTATATTGTTATGAGTTCCGCCAAAATCAATACCAGTATCTGGCTGAGTTCCATCATACTTATTTTTATACCAACTCATACCTTCTAAGTGTATGTAATACGTATTTGATAAATCTATATCACCTATTTTTAGTTTATATTCTTTAATATCTTGTAAAAACGTAGATCCAATATCATATATTTTAGAAGTATTAAAACTTTCTTGCATTCTTTTTTGATCAAAAAAAGTAATATTATTTTCTCTAATCTGATCAACATCAATAAAACAATGCCAAGGATTTATACGATTATAAATCGATTTACCTCCACGGTCTCCTTCAACTTTACCCATAATAGCTAATTTTAAATTTTTAAACTGATTAAAAATTTTACTATGATCTTTTAAGAATATAACGTCTGTATCTACAAGTAAAGCATATTTTGTTTTACATAATTTTAACGCCTCATTTACACCATCACCATGAGACATACCTGGTCTGCTTACATAGGGAATATGATGTTCATCTAATAATTTTTTTGTATCATCATTAGTCGAGTTATCACATACAATCAGTCTCTGCGTTTTGTTATGGACTGACATCCAAGATTTTAACATTGTTAATGTTACATCTGGTGTATTATAAGAGCATGTTATTAGTGTTAAGCTATCCATTTTATTTTTTATATATAAATGCTATCTCAGACATACGCCCTTCTTCTATAATACATTTAGATATATTGTCATTTAAATAATCCTGCTCTTCTTGCGTCATGTAATTACTTACAATCTTACCTGTAATATTAAAATCTTTTAACATCTCAAGAGTGTTTGTATCCGTAGTTGTTTGTCTAAAATTAGGTACCATATCTAAATGTGATGTATGTAAATCTTCAATAACAAATATACCACCTGGTTTTAAGTTCTTAAACAGACAACCAAGGCTTATTTGTTGATGGTGCATATAGTGACTACCATCTTCAATAATAATATCTAATAAAGCAGATTTAAATAGTTGTTGTAATTTTTCTCGGTTACCTTGATCTGCAATATAGATGCGGATTCTATCTTGTTCGAGATGCTTATGATCATTTATATCAATACCGTGAATACCAGACTTATAAAAATAATCCTTCCACATTAATAGTGATGCACCTTCATATGGACGATTCTTTTTATCAGGGTGATTAAGAATACCAATTTCACATATATTGAGTGATAGATGTCTTAATGAATTAAAATGTTTATCATAAAATGTAACATATCCATGATCTGAATCTCGTTTATCTGTTGCATATTTGTCTGCTAATTCTGATAGAGTGTTTAACATATTTGTTTTATTTGTTTGAGGCTAATTAATACATCATTTTTTGATGTATGTGGTGTCATGTTAGGATAAAAATTATGAATTTCTTTATATAGTTCTCTACCCTTATGAATATTTTTATACCACTCTTCTTTATTATTTGATGTTGAGCTATTAGTAATAGCTTCTGATGGTACTTCTAAATACTTTACACTATTATGAATATCAGCAAACCACCAAAACGGAGGGTGACCGTTCGCTTTAATAATTCTATATGTATGTTCTACATGCTCCCAGGCATTATAAAATCGTTCATCATTTAATCCAACATTCTGTAAAATTTCCTTTGTAAAAAAACTAAATACGCCTGCGATATGTTCATACAGATCAATTTTTAATAAACTATAATCTATAGTTATTTTCGGATTAGGAGTTGATTCATTATCTAATAAATGTCTATTATTTAAATCAAAATTAGTTATCTTTTGCTTTCGGTTAAAAGGTGTACCAGGACCGAAATTAAAATGCTGTATACCTGTCACTTTTGAAGCAGTAATGTAGGCATTAAAAATATCTGTATCTTTAATAACTGTATCATCTTCAATAATAAAAATATAATCACATCCTGTATCTAATAAATGTTTCATAGCTTTATTCTTAGATTTAGCTATTCCAAGATTATTATCATTTAGGATATATGAATATGGTTTATTAAAATTAATATCATCAATATGTGAGCCGTCATTAACAATTACTAATTCATTAATGTCTTTACAAGGATGAATTGACGTTAATAAATTAGTTAAGTAGTCTTGTCTATTACAAGTGATAATACCTACACCAATCTTCATACGTTAAATTTATATTATAAATTGTATAAATCAATCTATATAATTAAATAAAATATATGGCGAGTACAACAAAAAATAATCTTTATGTCAACATAAAAGAGTTACCTATTATTAGTGACGTAAATAATGGAGATTTTTTAATTGTGGAGACTGATGTAGGTACTAGTATTATTGATTTCCAAGATTTTTTAATAACTCTCGATAATACGACTTTTAAGTCTACGTTTAATACTCTTCAGTCTGATGTGCAGACTTTAGTTACTCCTAGTGTGGCTTATATATCAAGTGATATTTCACTTTCAGATACATATCATAATAAAGTTATTGTAGCTAATAATAGCGCTAACATAGTTATAAGTATACCTGCTAATCTTAAACAAGGATTCAAATGTACAGTGATAAGAAATGGTGCTGGTACAGTATTAATAGCTACAAATGCTGGCATCGATGCTTATAGCTATAATAACTATAGAAATATTGTAAGTAATTCTTCCATTGATATACAATGGATAAGCGGTGATACATATAATATATCACCGCCTAGTAGCTTAGAGTAATAAGTTATTTACTAAAATATTCAACGAGTTTCTTCCAATATTTAGGAAGCGTGTTATACGCTGTTTGCCCTTTTTGCCAATCGTCAGATAATTCGCTGGCATAGAAATACTCCAGATTTTTGTTTTTGTTAATAGCAGAT